TGGAATCCGACACTTACGACTATTCCACGAGCTAGTGACGTTAGCGCCTCAACTGGAACAATTGGAAGTGCTATGACAATCAACATCAGTCGTAAATCAAGCTCGTTTACTCACACGGTCAAATACAGCTTTGGTTCAAGATCTGGGACAATTGCTACTGGTGTTGGGACGTCTGTAAGTTGGACGCCACCAAACGACTTAGCAAGCGTTATCCCAAACGCTACAAGCGGTTTAGGTGGCATCACGGTAGAGACTTACAACGGTTCTACCAAAGTTGGTAGTAAGTCTGCACAGCTTACCTTAAATGTGCCTAGCTCCATGAAGCCAACATTTACAGGCATTACGCTTTCGGACAATAATACGACTGTTCAAAACTTGATACCTGACGGAAATACGTTCGTTGAAATCTTGTCACTTATCAAAGTCACTTTTAACGGTGGTAGTGGTATACAAGGTTCAACGATTAAAGGTTACAAGGCTGAACTGGTAAATAATAACCAAACTATCACATCAAATGGTGGTGCATTCGGTATTATTCGTAAGACTGGTGAAATCACCGTCAGGGCAAGCGTACAGGATAGTAGGGGGATTTGGTCTAACACCAAAGACACCAAAATCACATTGCTAGAGTATTTTAGCCCTTTAAATAGCTTTAAAGTCGAGCGGTCAAGTTCGGCACGTACTACTTTAACGGTCACGAGAACGGCTAAAATAGCCCCTTTAACAGTCGGTGGCAAACAGCTTAATAAAATGACTATCAGTTTTAAAACTCGCCCTGTGGGCACATCTACATGGACGACAAACAACGGTGCTGCCTCTGGTACGTTTACAACTGTTAGTGAACTATTAAACAGTTCTGCTAACTTAGCAGGAACGTTCGCAGGTACGCAGTCTTGGGAAGTGTATGGTGAGGTTGAAGATTTATTTGATAAAACACCATTTTCGGCGATTATCTCAACTGACAGCGTGCTGATTAGTAAGACTAAGAACGGTGTGGGTGTCGGCAAAATTCGTGAACGTGGCATGCTTGATGTTGGCGGTGACATATACGCTAACAACCAACTGATACAAGAATACGCTTTGACGAAAACGAATGGGCGTTCTCGATATTTTGGTGACGGTCTGTTTGATTTTAACGAGAAAGTGACAACTGGTTATTATTCATGCGACCAACCGTTAAATGCTCCGACTGTTGGAACAGGTTTAAATCAATTTTTCGTATTCGTGTTGCAACAAAGCGATAATTATTTAACGCAGACAGCAACGCAAAAGAAAAGTGGACGAATGTTCACTCGGACATTACATGGTGGCGCTTGGACTGACTGGATAGAGTACGCACCACTTAACAGCGTGGTTGAGTTTACGGCAGTCAACCAAACGAAAACATACACTAAAACAATACCTGGTCCGTACGGTTTCGCTTTAACGTGTGTCCGCTCTGGAAACATCGTGACTGGCACTATTGACTATACACGAACGGAAAATACAGCGTGGGACGGTACAGCAAACGAAACTATCCCAGTTGGCTGGCGACCAGTAACACCTATGATATTAGAGATTACGGCTGAAAGTTCGGGTGTACGTTTTAATGACTCTTACGCTCGTTTAAAATACAGTCCAAGCGGTGCAATAACTGGACGTATTAAGCTAACAGCAAGTCCGTTGTGGTTCGGTGGTTCAATTACATGGATAACGACAGACCCATTCCCAAGTTGATGAAAGGAGAAAGCATGAAATTAAAATTTGGTTCGAAATCGCAAGAGTTTGCGGTAGACGGTACGGTGACAGGTACGAAAGTAACCTTGACGAATGATGAGGGGGCGTTTCTTCCTGTCATGCTGTCAGCTGACAAAATCAGCTTGTCAAACAGCGAATTGGAAGAAGCAGCGCTTGAAGTCATTTATCAAGAGAATTTCCCACAGCGTGCTGAAAATGAGAAATTTAATGAAATCAGCGAGAAAATCGCCAAATACGATGAAATGATTGAAAAAATGCAAAAAGCTATTGATGAAGCCGAAAAAATGACAAAGTTGGCAACAGCGACGTTAAACGACTTTATCAACAACATGTATTCTGACGAGGATTCAGAAGATGAAACTGATACAAAAAATTAAAACATATATTTTAGGAGGAAAAACCATGATGATTAATTATTTCGCAATGCAAATTGAGCTAGGTTGGATAACAATTGAAACTGTGCCAAAACGCTTCCGCAAACAAGTACAAGAACTTTTAGACTTATCACACGCAGGACTACAAGATGATGACGCCGAGTAGGCTTAGAAAGAGGTAATCATGGCTGAAAAAGAGCTTATGCACTGGCTGATGACTACAGTCTTTCCTATCGCACTATCAACTACAACACTTTATATCACAACTAGAAACAACACTGCCAATCTAGAACATCGACTAACAGAGCTTGAAACGATTAACAAGTCGCAAGAGAAACTGTTAGATATGCACTCGTCACGTTTAGACAAACACGATGAGGAGCAAAAAATGATGTTGGGAATGATTGAACAAATCAGGAACTTAACTGAAAACGTCAGCGAGTTAAAAGCTGACTTGAAAGAAATTAAGGAGAAAATCTCATGACTAAAATTATTAATGATTTAAAAAACGTAACAGCGGGCACTTGGGTTCGTGTGGTTTTACTTTTGCTTGGTGTTATTAATTATTTCTTAAATGCTTTTGGCATTGAAACACTCAAATTTGACAACGAGCAAGTCACACAATTAGTCAATGCAATTTACATCACAGTAACTGGTTTCTATGCTCTCTGGAAAAATAACAACTTTACCGCAGAAGCACAAGAAGCACAACACTATCTTGACGATATGAAAGCCGTCAAAGGCAATGTTGAAGCTACAGCAGTTACAGAGGAAACAACGGAAGATGACGACGTGATTTTGGGGTGATTAAATGGCTACAGTCACACAACTATTAAACTATGCCAAATCATTGACTGGAACGAAAGTAACGGTTAGTACGAACCCTTACGGCGGGCAATGCGTGGCATTCGTCGACCACTTGACACAATGGGAGACTGGCGGAAAGTATAATTTGGCATACACAAACGCTATAGACTTGCTTTCTAAGGCACGAGCGAATGGCTTTGAGGTATTTTACTTTAATGGCTCAAACGCTCCGCAGGCGGGCGATATATGGGTAACACGGACGTATAGTCATGCTTACGGACATACAGGCATCTTTACCACAAATGGCGGTCAGCCAATGACATTGGAGCAAAATGTGGACGGTAACGCTGATGCTTTAACAAATGGCGGTTGGGTACGCCAGAAACAACGCTTGCTTTATTCAGACGGCACAATGAACTATAATCCTTATATCGAAAAACAAACGCTTATTGGTTGGTTCAGATTGCCGTTTGATAAGGAAAGCACAGCTACTACATCTAATACTATTAAGAAAGGACACAAAACTGGTATGTACGGTTCATTTTTATTCACAGTTACAGAGGGCGACGGCGAATTTGGCAAAGGTACGGTATTTATGTACAACACAGCCACAAATGCTGTCACAGGAATGCATAACAGCGAAGAACTGAAATATGTTCAGGAAGCTTACAAAAAATCATACGGCGAAGATATGCGCACAGAGACTTACTCAACGAAAGCGCCAGCTTATCGCCGATTGTTCGCAGGCTTAAACACTGACACTAAAGGCGGATACACTAAATTTGACGACATCAAAACACAATTGACTACCATTGCTAAACAGTTGAAACAAGATGATATTGTTGAGCAACTGAAATCAATCAAAGAGGAATATGCAGACCTTGCAGAGCAGTTGAAAGGTAATGACGTAGCTCAAAAGCAAACTTTTGTAGCAACCGTTAACCTCAACATTCGCAAGACCGCAAGTGCAACTGGTGAAGTCGTCGGTACGCTCAAAAAAGGCGAATCTGTTGAGATTGTCGGTTCAGCGCAAGCAGACGGCTACTATTGGATTTCATTTATGAAAGATGAGCAACTAGTATACGTCGCTTCTAAAATTATTGGTGGCGACACTTACGGCTCTGTTTATTAAAATGTTATAATTAAATAGTTAACCTTTAACGCCTTAGCCTTTGTGGTTAAGGCGTTTTTTGGTATAATAAGAAGCGTAAGAGTGTAAAGGTCTTACTAGATGGCAATGAGTGGGCTGGCGAGCACACGTTAAAACAAGTACAGCAGGACTTCTTTGCGGGCTAGCGCAAGCTAGCTCTTTTTTGTTTCCGTTATAACCACAAAAATAAGAAAAGTCCGTTTTAACGGACGAAAAAATTTAAAAAATATCAAAAAAGTTTATAAAAAGGATTGACTTAGTCATAACTAAGTTGTATAATATATATGTAAGGTAAAGAAAGACGAAACGAGGTAATTAAAATGAAAGAAATTATGACACGAGCTTGGAAAATTGCAAAACAAGGTCAATCTAAATTTGGTGGTAAAGTTAGCGAATATATTTCAGAAGCTTTGAAAGAAGCATGGTTCGAATATCGTTCAAATAAAGAAGAAAATACTTCTGCT